CTCTTTTCGCCTTATTGATCTTAAAAGGAATAGTATAAGTTCTTGTTTTAAAGTTTATATCGCTAAATTTAAGGCTTAATACTTCATTTTTACGCCTGCCGTGAAGTAAAAAAAAGAATATATCAGAGCTTGCATCGGTATTTTCACAAATAGCTTTTATAAAGCGTTTTTGAATAGCTATCGGATAATCAAAATATCTTTTATTGTCAAATTTTGGAAGCTCTATAAAATCACAAGGATTTTTACTTATTAGCTCTAGCTTTATACCAAGCTTAAAAATAACTTTGAGCTTAGCAACAATATTTTTAATTGTCTTAATCTTATATTCTTGCTTTATAAGATCATTGCAAAACTTTTGAATATCAATAAAATTTATCTCTTTTATATCTCTTAATCCAAGCGAGTTTTTAAAATGCTTGCTGTAGGTAGCAATATCACTTCTAAGAGTAGAAGGACTTAAAATAAGCTCGTAATAGCTAATGTAATTATCAAAAAGATCATTTAGTATCATAAATATGCTCAAAACAATCATAATCAAATTTTTTAGCAAAAGCATCGAGAAGATCATCAAAACTAGAAAAATCACATAACCCATATTTAGAAAAAGAATAATAAGTTTCAAAAAAAGAATTATCAAAATCTTCATAATTATATAAATGAAATTCTTCAACATTAATGCCTAAGTCTAATTGTGGAAAAAAACAAGATGGATAATGAGAAAGATCAACTAATAAATTTTTCATAATATACTCCTTAAAATTCATTACAAATCAAAAATCTATCTACAAAGCTATCAATGTCAGGGGCATTTAGATCGTGCTTTTCGTGATAGTGTGTAAAGTTATCTAAGTTACGATCAAGCATTAAATTTTCAACATAAGCCAAGTGTTGAACATTCACATCACCACCCAAGCTTTGATAATAATTGACTAGCTCGTAATCTCGCATTTTACTTACTGGCTTAACTCTTTTTTCGGTCTTAAACAATTCATCGCAAATTTTTAAAATTTGCCTTTGTTTTAAAGTGCTACCAAAATTCTTTATTTCATCGCTTGCATCTTCATCGACTTTATTATTTATCTTTAGCCTATCATAAAAATTCATAAGCCTACCATTTATAAAATGCTCCAATCTACCATTTAAATAAATGATCTCTTCTTTATTAAAAGGCAAATTTATATAAATATAATCATCTTTTTTATTCCACTCAATTAATGCCCTATGATCGTTTGTTAAGTCGTTTAAGTGATAAAAGTCTTGCATTGAACTAATAAAATTTATCTTTCTATATACCCACAAAGGCACTTTAGTGCGTGAGCTTAAGAAACGCCTAACCTTATGCTTTACATACCACGCCGAAAGCTCGTCGAAATCCTGCGTTTCCTTTAAATTTATGAAAGTCTTTTGAATGTATTTCATCACGTAGCCACTAGGATTATTAATACTAGTTTGAAAGCCGTTAAGCTCGCCGTTTTTCTCTTGCTCGCTTGTAATGGCATTTGTTTTTAAATTTTGTGGGGCATAAAAAATATTTATATAAATTCTTTTCATAAAATCAAGCGTATAGGCTGGGACGTAAAATAAAGCGTGGATATGTGGCACGCCGTCTTTTTTATGTGGCTCAAAGCATCTTATATAACTTCGATCTACTCTTTTAAACTTATCAGAATATCGCATAATAAATAAATTCCATTGATGATTAAGAACAGCCACCAAATCAGAAATAGTCAAAGGTGCTAAATTTTTAGCCTTATATTTAACTTCATCAGGCAAATACTTATAATCAATAGCCTTAAATTTAGAGTAATTGCCATTTAAAGCACCCCTAAAACAGCCATTTAACGTAATGGTTAAAAATACTGGCACTAAAAAATTATCGATCGCAAATGAGCTAAACACATTAACGCGGTTTGAAACTTCAGCGTAATATTTCGAGCTAAAGTTTGCTGACATTGAAATATCAAGCAAATTTTTAACCTGCCCTAAACTATTGACAAAAGAGAAAGAGCGCATATACTCCCTTTGACTATCAAGCTTCTCTTGACAAAGCTCTACATCAAAGGGCGAAACACCGTATAAATTCCTTGCTCGCATAGTCGCTTCCTTAAAACTAAGAGTTTTTTATTAATTTGACAAGAGCCACCATTTGGCGGACTTCGTCCGCACAAATGGTTGGCTTTTTGGCTACGCCAAAACACACTTAGGCGAAGGAGGCTTCTATGACCCAGCTGGCTCGTTTATTGCACGGCTCGAAAAGGCTGGACGAACTAAAAAGCTTATTACTCGCCTTTTGTAGGGGATATCCCCTACACCCCTTAAAACATTAAATAATTTGAATTGTGAGAGTTAAAACAGAGTTTATTTCGCTGTCTTGCTCTACTGAAAAAAGATACTTAAGAAGCCAAATATCTTTTAAAACTGGCACGCCATTACGTTGCTTAGAAGTAGTCTTTTTGTTGATACCGCTAAGAACTAGAACGTCACCACGTTTAAGAGAATATGAGCTTTTAAGCTCTTTCTTTGAAACAATGGGCGTTAGAGATGAACTTTGAGAAAGAATATCTTCAAGGATTAGATGTAAGTCAAAATCAATGTGATCGGATAGGATTATAGGCTTTAAATTGATTTTTAAACCAATGTCTTTATACTCATAGCTGTCAGTTTTTTGGTAATTTACGTTTGATATATCAGTTTTTGAAACAAGATAGGGGATATTTTGGACGGAGCTAAAATAAACTTCTGTGTGATTTTTTGCCGTCAAAACTGGCGAAGATATGATTTTTGTAATGCCGTTTGTATCAAGAAAATTTAATATGCCAAAAAATGCACTATCATCGTTTTTAATGACGTTTGAATTAGTAATGTAAGGGGAAGTAATTAAATTTATGTAATAGGCTAAATCGCCGTGATTGAGTGGCTTAAGTAAGCCTTGTAAATTTGTGCCTAAATCTTTTATATCTTTTAAATTTGTTTCGGTAATTGTAAGCTTAAATGTTACTTGCTCCAAGCTTTTATCGATCTTAGCGATAGCGTCTTTTACCTGGTCAAAAATATAATCATCAGCTCTAAAAAAGACAGAATTTGAAGCGGTCGCATAGGTAGCATTTAAATCAAACTGGCTTAAAATTTTATTAACATCTTCGACAACGTAATTTTTAAGGTCAATTCGCCTAAGATCATAATCAGGCAATTTTTGAGAGCTTACATAGTAGAAATTATCTTTCTTATATAGATATAAATTTTTTGCTTCAAGCATCTTTCTAAACATCGAGATCGTTATCTTAACTTCGTCTTGATAGATAAAGTAGTATTCACCTTGATGAATGCTCTCATCGGTAACAATAGCTATATTGTTAGCCTTGCTTGTTAAACGCGCGAAATCTAGCAAATCAGTGTAAATTTCAGCAGAAAAAAGGCTATTTAATAGCAGACAAGGAAGAATTAGGAATTTGATTAAACTTTTCATCGGAAACACCTTTGTTATTTTTTTGTAAATTTTGAAAAACTGGCTTGTCAAATACATAGTAATATTTAACAAGCTCGTGAGATTTTGGCTCGAAATAAAAATATAATGGGGTATGCGTTGAAGAAATGTAAGAAATCAATGACAATGGAAATAAATGATAATCATCGCTAAAATGGCAATTATTATTAAGGCAAGTAATATCATAAATGTAAATTTCAGGAAGGTCAATATTATTATTTTTAGGCTTTTTATCATCAAAAAATAAACTTAAATTTTTAGGTTGCTCGGAAACTGGAGCAGGGATTTTGTTTTCAATAGGTAAATTCTCGTTTTTAGGTTTATCGGTTTCAAATAAAGACATCACAACAAAATAAAAGAAAAGCAAAAGAAAAATAAAGACTAAAAAAGCTAAAAAGAAATAGAAACGAACAAATGATTTTTTATTTGAGCTTTGCCCTGAGTGATATAAGTCAAAAACTTCTTGAAGAAATGGAATATTAATAATTTCTAATCTATCTTTTTTAAAAAGCCTATAAGATGCGTAAATTTCATAACGAAACTTTTTCGAAAATAATCTTCGTGAGCTATCAACAGCCCTATAAAATTTCTCAGCAATACGTTTATATTCATTATTTACGAGAGTTAAATCTTGAGTAATTAAATAGATATCTTGATATAAATGCCTATGATATGTAAGCCACCAAACGAGAATTTCATCTTTTTGATTTTTAAAAAAGTTGTGACACTCGTCAAGAACGAAAACACAACCAAAAAAATTTAACTCTTTAGCTTTCTCATTTACTTCATTATCGGTCGCACCAGTCTTATAAAGAGCATATAAATTTCTTAAGCCTAAATAAAATTCATCAAAGTCAAACTTCTTAAATTTATCGCATAGCTCAAATTTAAACTCGTTTATATTTGTGTAGCAAAATGAATAATTAGGCTTTTCTTTAGGCTTAACAAATTTAGTTAAAAATGTTTTCTTAGGCTCATAAAGAAAGAGCCTATATATCATAAAGACAGCGTAATAAGTTTTACCGCTTCCAGGATTGCCAATTAAATACGTAATCATTTTTTAAGACTTTGCAACAACAAAAGATAAAATTGTTTCTCGAACAAATTTAAAGACAACAATGCCAATCTTTGTAGCATAGATAAGAAAGAAGCTTAAAAAGATAGGTGAAAAGATAGCCATTACATCACAAAAAGCATTCCAAGCACCAAGAGATTTTATAAAAGCCAAAGCAGTAGTTAAAATTCTATCATTACCAGTTGGCAAATTATTAACATAATCAACCACAAAATTAAATTTAGAATATATAAAATTGATTATATAAAGAACAGCAGTTGCATAAGAGAGAATTAAACCGCCCAAAATGGCATTAATAATAACCATTTTAGAAAATGCCACAGCACGAAGAGCATAATCAACAATCTTGCCCCATTTAAAGAAACCAAAGAAATTAACAATCATTGCAATAATAGCTGGCATAACTACCACCCCATAAACGTTAAAATAAATAATTTAATAGTTACAACCAAAAACAAGATAAAGAAACCCAAGTAAAATAAAATATAAAGAGATGAAGAGACTGGCGAAACAATCTTGCAAAAATCAAAAGTTAAATTCTTAGAAAAATAAGTCATATCAATTTGAAAGCTCAAAGGGCAAGTTGTAGGCACTGCACCTTTTTTCAAAGACATTAAATTTCCGTCTTTGATTTTCTGAATAGTATCCGTTAAACTAGCTTTTACATCATTTACAAAACTAAAACTATCATCAACAGCTTTTTTAAATTCGCCTTCAAATTTACCAGTATCTTTTTCAAGATCACCATAATCTAATTTTTGAGCAACGGCATCATCGCCCTTGCCTTCTTCGCCCTTGCCATCTTGTTTGCCGTCACTCTTGCCGTCTTCTTTACCATTACCATTATTAGGATTTGGCTTAGTTTCTACACCAGTCCCACCGCCACCGCTAGAACCATTGCCAGCAGAGCCACCACTATTATTATTTGAAGAGTTGCCACTCTCTCCGCTAGAGTTGTTTGAGCTTTCATTATTGTCCTTTTTATCAGGGTTTGGATTATCTTTATCTTTGTCAGGTTTAGGATTTTCTTTGTCTTTATCGCTTGAATTTGTAGAGTTATTATCTTTATCTTTCATCTTATCTTTGTCAAATTTAAAAGATATTTCAGTTTCATCAGAACAATGAGCATGCAAAATATTAGGTTTATCAGGATCCCAAGAATAACCAGGATTATAAGAAGAACCCAAACCAGTACAATAACACCTAGCAACATCATCAGCAGTTATAGCGCTAGAACAATCGATGCATTTATAATCATTTGTAAAGAATTTATGATTATCTGCATCAGAACAATCAACAACGCAAGAATTTGTATTAACGTTCCAAAGCTGACCAGCTGGACAAGGATCAACGCATTTATTCGTTTCGGTGTCAAATTCTTGATTTACGCCACAAGTAGCAACAACGCCATCAGTATGAAAAGTTAAAAAAGATGAATAAGTAAAAAAAGGATGACTAGGATTATTTGAAACACTATAAACATTATAACTCCAAGTACTCATTTCTAAATATAAATGATTAGAAGTTGTATCAGCACCAAAATAATAAATACTACCGCCAGAACCTAAATAAAAACCTGGTGAATACTTCGAGCCTGAATAATAATCATGATCAAATCGGAAACGATATACACGATATTCGTTTAAAGAACCATAATTAATATAACGAATACCAATTAAGCTATTACCTTTTAAAAATTTAATATCATAAGGCTTTAATCCATAACCATTAAGATTTTCATCAGTATAAATAGTTAAATTTTCAGAAAAAGAAAAAGAGCTTAACAAACTAAGCAGACAAAAAAGTTTTATAAGAAATTTCATTTTGAAATCCTTAAAAAGCCTTTTTTGTAAATAGGACTAAGCCAGCACAAATCGGCAGAGTTAAGATCATAAACCAAATAAATATAGAAAAGAAGTAATCAAAAGCTGGGATGCCAATCACACTAAACATTTAAACACCTTTTTTAAATTTTGGATAAAACTATAAAAATAAACATACAAAGCAAGAAACCACATAATGCCCCAGTTAAGGACATCAAGAAGTTATATTGCTCAATTGTTAAATTTAGATAGACTTTATCCATAATATTTATATCCTATACATTACTGACGCACTTCGTTTGTCGGCTTAAAGCTTTGCTTCGCACTCTGCTTTAAGCTATAAATTTAAGGGCTAATTTTTAAAAAGGCTAAAGGCTGAAGATATGGAAAAAACTATTGCAAAGAAAACGATCACAGCACCAAAGAAAGAGTTTAAAAATATACCAAACTTCGTAACATCGATAAAATCAAAATACATTTTTAACCTTTTTAAAAATTAGCCCCAATTAAGGGGCAACACTATTTCAAAGAGAAAAAGCCTTTTATCTCAAAAGACCAAGACCTTTTTTAACAGCGAAGAATACGCCATAAGCAACAAGAACAGCACCAGCGATACTCATAAACGGACCAACGTTTAAATCACCTGTAACAGTGCCGTCAGCAGCCATTGTAATACCAGCAGCTAGAGCATTGCTAGAAAGAACACCCATTGCCGCAACACCAGCTAAAACCTTAGATTTAGCAGAAGCAAGAAATTTCATCTGAAATCCTTTTTTTAAGAAATTTAGTAGCCTTAACTACTTATATAAGGAAACACGCTTATATAAATAGTTAAAGGGGCTAAACCCCTTTATTGCTTATTTTCAGCCTTTTTAGCTGGCTTTGTATCAAATAGGAAATATTCAACTGGATTTGCAATTGTGATTATTCTTTGATCGTTTGGGAAGCCACCTTCAACTGGTATCTCTTCGCCTTTACGAAATTTCTCTTTTATCGCACTCGCTACAAGTCCAGCCGTATTGTTATCAGGACAAATTATTTTAAAAACAACCTTTTGCTCTACTTCATCAGTAAAGCCAGTTTTTTCGTTTTCGACGTCATAAATATTTGATGAAGATATGCGAACAGAAGAAGAATAATCATTTCCTTCAAACTTGCCAGAAGCTGAACTTCTTACAAGACCGCCTTTTAAAATGTATTTTAAATCATAGTCAGATTTAACGATTTGCATGTTTAACACCTTTTTTATTTATTTGAAACACCATTTAACAGAGCCCCGAAAAGGTGTTTCGTCCAAACGGGGCTAAAATAGTTTAATGCCATATTCAGGGCAAAATTTACATACTTTCGATAAAATCGGAAATATGAAATCATTTCATACGAACAATGAAATTATTTCATAATGTAACTTAAATAAAAATTAAAAATGAAAGAATTTCAAAGAATATGGAAAAAAAAGAAATCGCAAATTTACTAGATATAGAGCTAAGAACACTCTATAACTGGGAAAAATCAAGACCTAAACTATATAATTTTATTATGGAAAATATTAACTCTACACAAGAAAATACTTCAAAAATAGATGAATTAAAAAAATATTTTGAAAAATTATCAGAGATAGAACAAGAATATTTTTTATCTAGCTTAAAAGTAAAAGTATTAGAAAAAGAAATAAAACAAACAGAAACATACAAATGA